TTGTGATCCACATTCTTTATAGCAGTCCATATCTTGCATAAGTTTTTGGACATCAAAAGCACTTAATATTCTATTCTCTTTTATAAATGCTTGTCTTATAATATAGTTCGCTTGATTATAAACATTTTTAGAATAGAAGCAATGTTTATCTACTATTTCATAAAGAGGATGGGATTTTCTTATAAATTGTTGTTCAGTTCTATTTATTTTCACTTAATATCCTCTCTCCATATATGCTTTTTTTAATTTGATTCCACATTTAGAACATCTACCAAAAAGCAGTATCCATATCATAATTTGCGTTTCTACTTAACATTTACATCACCAATCCTTTTATTCCATGCATCTATAAACTCTTTATAATCCCAAGTTCCTGCGCAAAACTCTAAACCACATTCACAATGGATATATAAAGGATCACCACCACTATCAGGATCATAAAATGTTGGATGCCAATCTCTATCACCGCCATGAATGTCATCATCTGTTTTTTCTCTTCCACAAAACGGACATGGTTTTAAACTCATATCACTCATTTACTCACATCCTTCATTGAACTTATCTAACATCTCTTCATAAAAAGCAATTTCTTCTTTAATATGTTCTACCACCATATCTTCAAACTGTTCCATAGCGTCCTCTACCGATTCTGTTTGTATCTCATCATACTCAACATTCAATAAATCTGATACATATATATAATTCTCTGAATTGCCTTTATCTTGTATGAATTTTAGAATGATTTCGTCATCATAAAATTGTGTAAAATGTAATTCGTAGACACTATCATTTACTAACCAATATCTGTTTTCATGTTTTCTTTTAATATCACTCAAACTTAATATCCTCTCTCCAAATATGACTTTTGAACCTGATCCCACATTTAGGACATTTAATAAAAAACGGAACTTCTACTTCATTAATCTCTGGATTGTATTTTCTATTTGAAATAACACATCCACATTGACCACATATACATGTAACAACTGAAAAATCTCTTGACTCCGTAATATCCAATCCTATAATTTGAAAATTATCTATTGGTGACACCCTCCTCTCAAACCATAAAACCTATCTTTTATTGTCTAATATTTACACTCACACTCTTTTACAAAGTTCTTAGGATTTTGCATCTGCCACTATTCCATTCTCTTTTTGTCTATTAATGTATTTTCTGGTATATCTTTATAAGTAAAAACTTTATCTTCATCGCAGGCTTCTTGAATATGCCAACCAATATCATCCCAAGCCATACTACCAAGCATACATTTCTGATCTTATTCCTGCATATGTGTGAAATTTTTAATGTATTCTTCTCTATTCATTTTTGTTTACCTGCTTTCTTTTTTATTATTTTGTTGTATAATGTCTATAAATGGTATTTGGAGGTAGATATTATGAACTGGAATTCAAATTTATTTTGGTGTATTATTGGTGCATTATTTAGTTTATTTATCAGTTCCCTCTTTTATTTTATTGGAATAAAACGTAAATGTCTCACTTATAGTATTAAAACTTTTTGCCTTGTTTCAAACAAAATAAACCAAATTAATGGATTAGAGGTAAAATATAATTCAAATGTAATAGACGATTTATATTCATCAACAATTACTATTAAAAATATTGGTAATTCAGTCATCGAAAAGCAGGACTTTGCGCCTTCATGTCCAATTTCAATTTCTACCAATGGGCAGTTTTTAGTAGATGAATCAAATACAACAAATTTATTTTCTTCAAACAAAGCCAACAACGTAAATATATCATTTAATACAAGCGAAAATAACATAACCAATAATATAATTATTTGCTTTGATTATCTATCAAAGAAGGAAGAATTAACTTGTTCGATTTTTCACACTGGTAAAATATCATTCGATGACGGAGTATTAAAAGATGGTAAAATATTAACTCCAGCCCAATATAAAAAACGCAAAAAGATTTTAAAATATTTACTTGAATCAATTGTATATGTTATATTTATTTTAATTGAGTATATAATTTTACATATGTTCTATATCTCAACAATCAAATAAATTGATTAATACATTTCAAATGAAAGTCCTATTTCTTTGGTATTTATAGTCTATATATAGTGGATATTTGAAACTTTTTTCACTATATATAGACTTATTTTATGTATTATCTAATCCTTAAACTCTCCCCTTGTGGTTCCAAATGGGCAAACTCACAATTAAGTGATCCATCCTGACCTTCATATCCGTTTTCTTTTAAATATTCTCTAATTGAATCGCCATCAATTGTGTCTGGCTGCTTAATTCTATACTTTTCTGGTACATTATCTACTTCTACATCAATCACAAGTTTTCTCTTACCACCATTTTTCTGAATTCCAAATGAAAATAAATCTGTTGTAAACTTCCTTTTGCCAGTTGCTCTCATGCACATTTCAAGATTCTGTTTTAACCATTTGATTCGATTTTCATATGTTTTCTTTCTGGCAGTTAATCTATCTGCTTCTTTTGATAATCCTTCAATATCTGATTCCAGAGATTTGATGATTTTTGCATAAGCGTCAGCTTTATCTTCAATTTCATATTCTACAGATTCAAGAGTATCCATGATACACTGTTCATCGCATTCTTCATCCTCTAACATATCCATAAGTTGAAGAAATTCTCCTGTAAGCTCATATAATTTACTCATTTATATCCTCCTATGCAACTTCTTTTAATCTATAACTATTTTCCAGTAACATATCTCTTAAAAATGTTTGCTTTGTCTTTACCTCTTTTGTTTGAATTGCTTTTGAAATAGCATAATTATTACCAACCAATACACAATATTTCTTAGCCCTAGTAATCGCTGTATATAACAATTCAGAATTATTCATTATAAAACTGCTTGTATCCATACCAACAATTGTTGATGTAAACCCACTTCCTTGCATCTTATGAACAGTACAAGCATATGCTAATTCAAGGTTCTTGGAATCTGTTTTACTAAATATTACTTCTCCAATTCCAACAAAATCTATCGTACAATACCCATCATCTTCAATTGCTTTTACAATACCAATATTTCCATTGAATACTGGTGTGGTATCTCCATCAACATTGGTACATTTGTAATTATTCTTTGTATTAAGAACCTTATCGCCAACTCGAATTATGTATTTTTTTACATCTTCATTCTTTTTCTCTAACAAAATTTCAATTTCTTTACCAGTACTGAATTTAGGATTATAGATATTCTGGATTTTTGTATTAAGATTGTAGCAAGATAATTCACCTTTTAATCTCATAGGAACACAAACTTGCACTTCCATAATATCGTTATACTTATTCATTTCTGCTTGAAAATGATTTATTATTGTATCAGACATAGATTCTTTACTACTTGTAATGTCAAGTTCCATATCCATTAGTTCTCCAAGAATATCATTTCCTTCAAAACTGTTTCCGAAAATCTGCTCTTGATTAGCAACTTTAATGGAGGTTGGAATGATACCACTCATTAAGGCTTGCCTATGAGGTTTAGTTAGTTTAACAACAGGAAGAACATTACTGTCCAAAATATCTGCAAATACCTGACAATTACCGATAGGGGTTAGCTGCTGAACATCACCCATAATAATTACTTTTGCACCAGTTGGAATTGCTTCTAATAAAGAAAGGAACAGTGTACCATTTATCATTGTTGCTTCATCAATAAGAACAATATCTACAGCTAATTTATTATCCTTATTAAACATAAACTGTCCATTTTGATATCCTAAAGCTCTATGAATCGTACTCGCTGGAAGTCCTGTTGCTTCTGTAATTCTTACACTTGCTTTACCAGATAAAGCACAAGCAAGGATATTATAATTGTCATATAAAGAACATATTCCATTAGCTGTACTCGTTTTTCCAGCACCTGCCAGACCAGTAAGTGCCATAACATGATTATCAAGACTAAGTTTTATAGCTGCCTTTTGCTCATCTGTGAAGGTGAATCCCTGTTTTTCTTCTACTCTTTGAATAATTGTTTCCCAATTACCAATATTAAATGATTTTGGAATATAATCTTTATGTAACTCAGATTCTAAATCATCTGAATCTGATTCAATTACTTTGATATAACCTATCTGTAATCTAATCAATTCGTTCATTATATTCTTCTCTAAATCATAGAATCTTTTAAGTGCTATCTTGGAACTATTATCAAGAACTACCACATCTTCGTTATCCATCATTTGTTTAGCAGTTGCATTAACTACTTCTTCTGGTACAAAACCAAGAGTGTCATATAATGCTTTCATCAGTTCTTGATAGTTCAAATAACTTTTACCAGCTTCTCCTTGTTCATTCAAATGATGTAATAGAAAACCTTTAATTCTACGGATATCGTATTGCCCAATGCCTACCTTACAAGCAACTTCATCAGCTTTCTTAAAACCAACTCCGTCTACACGAACAAGATCATAGGGATTATTTCTTACAACATCAATAACTGTATCTGGCGAGTGATAAAAATCTACTAATTTCTTAATGAATGTATGAGTTAATCCAAGTTGTCCCAATTCCATATAAATAGAACTATAATCTTTAGATTCCTCATATTCATCAATCATTTTGAGGGCAACCTGATTACCAATACCCTTTATTTTCATAAGAGATTTAACATCTCTTTCTTCTAAAAGTTTAATTACGTCATCATATTCATCAAATAGCTTTTCTACCAAATTTTCATTAAGTACGTTTTTTAAAAACTCTTTCTGTTTATCTTTACTTGAAATATCAATACATTTACTTATATACACGAGTTCATATGTATCACCATATATCTCATGACTCTCTAATAATTTACAAAAAACTTTATATGTAGTTCCATATTCTAACGTACATACATTTCCTTTGAGTTTAATGGAATATAAATCATCTTCACAATTCTCTAATCGTTTGGTTACTATCGCACTAAAGATTGCGAATTCGCCAGATTCAACTTTTTTTGAATACTTTGGATAAAAAATTCTATCCAAAGTACATTCAATTTTTATAATCTTCTCTTCTTCCACTAATACACCTCGCAATCTGATAAAAGTGTTTTGCTTTTGTTATAATCTCTATAAACTAAGTCATATTGTGTTATTACATCTAACTCCTTATCAATATCTGCTGCTACAATATTAATACCGTCATCATCTTTACCTATGATTTTCTTTGCAAATTCTTTTTCAGAACCCATAACATCAATAATGTCACCATCTTGTAAAGGTAATATCTTAAATATCTCTTTTTTTACCTTTCTGTACTGAATTTCACCAGTTTTCATATTGTAAAGAATAAGATTTGGAGCAATGATATTTCGTGTATTTAACACAAACCATCTGTTATCACTAAGAGTTTCATCTTTATATCTCACTTCATTAAACTTCTCTACCTGCGTTTTCATTATTGTATAAGCGTTAATGTGCTTATCTTCAATGTAATCAAATATCTCTAATAACGCCTGTTTTGAGTTTAGATTGTTATAAGATTTACCACTCTTGATCAATTCTGTATTTCTTATTATGATATTTTTAACATTCTCATCTGTAAATTTCTTCTCTAAAGTAGTGAGAGTAATCTTGTTTCTACCGTATAACAGTTCAAAGTAGTCTCTAAATCTAAGTAATTTGTCTGTTTTTCCATAGTTTTTACAACAATCCGCAATCAAATAACCTTCAAGAACCTTCTTTGTAATACCACTCTCTTTACACTTCTCCAAAAATGTATAGAAATCACTACTTTCACACATACACTTAAATAAAATATTTGGTGTTTCATCCACTTTTTCTTCATCTTTTGTTAGGAACATTTCTACTCTTTTTTTTGCTTCTTCTATGTAGAAATTCTTATCCAAATTCTTTGGTACTTTAACATTGTGAATATCTCCATTTTCAATAAACAGATGATCGGGAGTTCCTGCAAACTGTTCATAAGATTTTTTACCTTTCTCAATCTTAGATTTGTAAATACCTCCATCACTTTCGTTCTTACTTGCGAAAACTCTATGGACTTTACTCTTTAGTAATTCCCCATCCACTTTTGTTACTTTTAATGAACCTTTATCATCTTTTTCTTTTACTGCTGTTCCATACCACACTTCTTTATATTTTGAAGAAAGTTTAATTACATTTTGGAATTTAATAAGTTCGTCACACTCATTAATTGTTTCATCTA